TCACTTACTGTCGCCTTTCATCTGCTCCAGTAAGTCACGCCCTTTCTTCAACTGCGCATCGATGTGATTCGCAAGGTCTTGAATATGGATCATACGTGGTGCCTTCTGGCTCTCTGCCGCCCGGAAGGTCGGAATGGGTATCTCGCCCATAGCCGCGCGTTTTTCTGCGGTTGCTGGTTTCAGCCCAAAATACTTTTCGCACACCTGGCTGAGCGGAACCGTAGCCGAGCCGTATTCGGCCATTAATAAAAACATTGTGTTCATCTTCACTCCCTCCAGCTTTCAGGCCGCGATAGTGGCACCACGTCTCATACATGCGCTCAACCACTTCCCGGCGGTAGTATCTGTGACTGTTTCGCGGTTAATGATGGCAATTTCTGCGCTCATGCTGCACCTGCCTTTTTAATTGGCCACGGGGCGTACTCACCCTGAGGAAGTTCATCGGTCACATCGTGGGATGCCCATGCAAAAAACTTTTCAATTGTGGTCTTTGGGAAATGCCGTCCAAAAGAAACTGATGGGCTGTCATACTGGACGTGCGTCCCATTGAACCAGAGCACAGTACGGTCGTTAACCAGTGGCTGTATGAGAGTGCCAGCTGCGCGCGGCCGCTTTGCCCGGTAGGTTCGTCCAACCTTTATTTCGAGTAAGTCGCTCATGCTGCACCGCCTTCAACGCGCTTGAACTCGATAACCCAAACCCAGGGGTTAGTGCGCCAGCTGTCAGCGCCGTAGATCGATTCCCATAGCAGTTGAAACGCTCGTACAGGATGTTGCGCATTTACGACGCCAGGAATGCCGAAATCGGAATGTGAACATGTCGTCAGGTTCTGGATTCCTTCTCGCATAGCATCGACATCGTGTATTGAATTAAGGCGCTCAACCCGCACGTCGGTGATTTCCAGCAGAATGCGCCTGGCCCAGCGCGGCATGTGGATAGAAGGAACCCATTTGTAACCGCGAATATCAGCATCTGATTTAGCTAGTCGATCAGTGGCGGCGTAACGCAAATCTTGGCAATGCCCCTCCTGAGGCTTCACCTGCTCGTAACTACCAGGCTCAAGCGCTGCGAACGTCTCTCTAACCCAGATGCGATCGCCTGGCTTGCCATGAGGACAGATAATCGAAACCATCTGCCCATTACCCAAAATTACAGGGTGAATCACTCCACGAAGAGATTCCGCTTTCTGCAGAATTTGTTCTTCTGTCAGACCCTGATAATGATTGGCTGCGAGGGAAGTGGCCCAGTCATAGGTTGTTGCCAGGCACGCTATATCCAGATTCAGCTTTACTTCGCGCCGCGTCTGCGTCTTCCGGCCGTCGAGAATGGCCCGCACCATCTCCCCGTTAAAAATCATTCCGCGCTCAGTCATTCCAGGCCTCCAGTTCGTTCTCGATCTCGTCGTCGATTTCGTCGTTGGTAGCGTCTTCGTCCAGGTAGTCACGCGCTTCTTTCAGGTACTGCTCATGGCGCTCCCGATACCAGGCCGAAAATTCTGGCGTCCAGCCGTTTAGCTTGCCGTCATAGTCAACCTTGGCGTTACGTTCAGCCATGCTCTCAACCATGCTATAAGCGGTGGTAAGCGCCGCTTCGCGGATATACCCGCGCAGGTCGCTTTTGCGCCAGTAGGGGTTATGCTTCGAGTCGCAGACAGATTTAAATTTCACTTCCCAGCGGCGGATACAACGCGCGTTTAATGATTTGCTCATCGTGATGCCTCCGCTTTAATCGCTTTATACGCGCGTAATACGTGAGTGGTTTTACCGGTAATAACCGTTTTTAAAATAAAGAAACCGCTACGTTTAGCGCGAACGGAAGGGGCAAGGAATAATGCCGTATCAACGGCACGGTTATGAAGACGGAATTCAAAAACCGTGCTTGTAATCGTGGCGCTAGCAATTACACCTTTATCGTTAAATTCTATTTTCATGATTGTGCTTTCCTGTCTTTAAGTTGGTTGTATCTTTCATGGCTCATAACCTCCCAGCAGGTCCCGTTATTGCGGGATAAAAAGCGCCTTTTCTTCCAATCTTTAAACTTAAATTTCCGCATTTGATGCGGCATGGCTTTATGTTTCCTTTGCTATACAGGCTGAGGATTTGCGATGCCTTTTCGTTTACATGCGGTGGAATACGGTTGGATGTGATTATCATCCTCCACCTACCAGCGCTTGTGGGCCAGGTGTCCAGGGCGTGACGGCAAGGTTTTACGAAACGAGGAAGCAGCAGCAGAGAGGGCGATTTTCTGCTTTTCTTTCTCATTGCATACCGGGCAGAAATAAAAGTCTCTCCGATAAGCGCCCTTGCCAGAGGGGCGGTATTGCAGCTCATTGCGAGCAAAAGAACCGCCGCAACCATGACAGTGCAACTTTAATTCTTCCATTTACATATCTCCGGGTGAATTTAATGTGTGGTTATACCTGCCAGTAAAGGCATTAAATAAAAAGTGATGATATTAGTAAGAAACTTCGGTATTTATTTTATAATGTGCATTGCCAGTGTCTGCGTTAACAGAAACCAAGTCGCCATACATATCATGATTCAAAATGACATCATTGAATTTCAGAGCTGAGAGAGAGTCTTCGCGACCGCAAAACATAAAATCTTCTGCATGCTTTGCTTTCTCGAAAATATCTTTCATAGAGGAAAACGCTTCGGCCCACATTTCGCCATTGCCAATAAATTGCGCAATAGCCAGCTTGCTTTGTGCCGCTTTAAAAGCCGGGTTGCCATGCAGTAAATTAGCCATAGAACACCCCTTTGATATACATAAATTCGACAGCCACGCCTGCCCAGAAAACCAATCCGATGGCCAGCGCGATAACCAGGGATCGAATGCCGTTTCTGCTCATTTGTTACTCCAGAATGGGAAGCTGATAACGACAACAGCAACCAAAAACACGGCAACCTTTAAACAGAACCGGTGCCACGCAGGTACTTCATGTTCGCGGATCATTTGCCACTCCTTACTGTCATGTGAAGTTAAGTACCAACAGACCTTGCAATGCAGTGCCGGGTGCCTCCCGGTGATACCAGCCAGTTAACAACTGGTATCGGCAGCTTTCTTTCCACCCCACTTCGGGAAACAAGTGGTACTGCTTTAACTGAACCGCGTGCGCATAGCCGCATTCACTGCATTGCAAGGTCTGTTGCTTTTAGCCTTCTGGCGGCCAACCGAACGTTTGATGCTTATCAACCACTGTGCGGTGATTGGTGTTGCTTGGATGGATTGATAATAGCAATGAGTATTAGTCATAGCAATACGTATTGATATTGATTAATAGCTATAGGAATTAAATTGCTGATAGCTAAACGAATTTATTTTTTATGCACGTACTGTTATGCTTAAAAAAACATCAATAGGGGGCGGCTATGTTGAATGAGGATGAATTTTTCGCAGAGATGCACCCGCAGATAGCGCAGGTTATCGGGATAGCGGTTATGCAGCTTCTGGTTGAGAAGTGCGAGCCATCAAGAGAGGCGCTGATAGAAATGATTCAGGTGTTGTGGCAAGGTGACCAGGTAGATCTGGCTGTGGAGTTGGCGCTTGATGTGCTGGTGCTGCGGAAAGAGTAAGGTAATACATTCAAAAATTAAGGAGGCAACATGAGACCGCCAATCACAAAGGAAGAAGTCGAGTTACTGATGCAGGATATGGAGATGCTGGCAGAGCAGCATCTAGTAGGACTGGAGGCGTTAGAGGCTCTGAGACTGCTGGAGATGCGCAGACAGACCGGTAAGCTGGAGGCTATAAAGCGATTGATATCGCATGGAAAGGAGTAGGGCAGTAAAAACCCGGCGCGGTGGCCGGGGATGTTTTTTTTTGCTTAATGCTTAACGATGGTTTGCTAAGCCACGAAAAATAATTAGTGGTGTTATACCAAAGGATCCTACAGGTCTCCCCATTATATTTCTCATCATGATTAACATGCTATTCATGGCATCTTTTAAATCATTGGATACTGTAGGGTATGGTGCAGTTGGATTATCCAGTTTTGTATCATCAGCATAAGCATCAACAATACATAGTATATGCCACTCACCGGGAATGAAGGGGCCGTACTTTAAAGAAACATCGCTCAAGGTAGTTGTCAGGTTGGATGGTTCAACCGACATCCAACTGTAGTTTCCATAACTATCAGCAAAGTCAATGTGCGTAGTTGGAGGAAGCATCTTTACTAACTCCTCCGCATTTTCAAATTCTGAGATGCTTTCCTTCAGCAGGCCCTTAGCTTTAGGATTTTTCTCATTCTTCATCTCGTTGATTTTTATCTTTTTAACTATTGGCATGCACAAGTGAACCATTTGTGCATCGAATATTTTCATCATGCCTTTTATTAGGACTATGTCGCCTAGTCTAGCATCATTTAAGCTCGCTTTTATCCTTCCTGATTCAGAAAGTTTATCTAAAAGATTCAGCGGGATGCTCCATGATGAGTCAAATAATCTTTCTTGACTGCGATTCCAAGATTCAGAGGCGTTAGTTTTAACGCCTATCAATGACAGCCCCGCCTTAAGCTCTTTAAGGTCTTTTTCAGACTCTCCAGACGTCTGCTTAATACTATTAAGAACTCCAGAAGGGAAAAGCTGCGCAGTTATAGCATTTACACGCTCTTTATCCACATAAAAATAATCAAATAGTGAATCTGTGCTTTGTGAGTCTTGATCCATCACTACGTTCCTCTTGTATCTTTTCTTTTTCCCGAGCTATATTCTTCTGGGTTTCTTCAATTTCGTCATTGATGATCTGCAGCTCATCAATGCCTGCTTTCGGTTTGGCATTTTTGAGGTGTTTCAGCATTTTACGTATCATGACGATTCTCCAAGGGAACATATGATTAAATTATGTTCTCTTTAAGCCATTAAATCAATTGATGCGGCCTTATATAGCGTACTTCAACGCTTGCTCACCCTCCCGGTGTCACATAGCCACCAAAGACAAACCAAGTCAAAAACGCCACCGCTACGATGAATACGACCACGGGGAAAACTATCCCAATTTTCATAATCAATCTCTCATTTACCCATGCTTCCTGTACGTCTGCGGCATGCTGCCGATCACCTTGCCGAACACGAAAACCCGGTTCATTTCGTCTTTCTCGATCGGGTCCCAGGCTGCATAGCTCTTGTTGTCTGAGATAACCAGCAGCTTGTCCTTCATCTTCTGCAGGCGCTTGACGTGAGCAGTGTCGTCGTACAGGAACGCGTATATCCCGTCGCCGTCGAAACTCTTTACGCTAATGTCGACGAAGAGCAGATCACCAGGCTCAATCGTGCCAGACATGCTATCGCCGCGGACGTTGATAATCCGAATGTTCTCAGCCTTACGCCCATCGAACATGTGGCGAGCTTCTGCCGGTGCATATTCAACGGAGTGGAGAATCTCGACGAACTCCTGGTTCACAATGCCCGGTCCTGCACTGACCATAAGATCCAGCACATCAATCCTGAATGCATCAGCCACCTGACTTTTAACCTCGGTAGTTCGAAGCAGTCGGCCATCATCACGCATCGGGCCATTACCGGTTGACAGCCATTCAGACCTGACACCCAAAGCATTAGCTATCTCGACGATCTTTGTTGACCCTCTGGCGTTTCCACTAACCAGACGCCAAATGGTCGGCTGAGCAATACCTGAGGCTTTCGCAAGTGCCCCTTGGGACATTCCAGCCAAAGACATGGCTTCGTTTAAACGATCTGCAAGAGTTTCTTTTTTCATAGTTTCAAATTTATACGCTTGCGTATTGATGGTCAAAACACGTTTTGCTATTGCTATAATCAATACGCATTGCTATTATCTCGATGAACCAATACTTATAGGAATTGGAATATGACAAATAAAACCATCCAGAAGGCAATTGATATCGCTGGCAGTCAGAAAAAATTGGCCGATCTGTGTGGCGTAGCGCAGCCGACAGTTTGGCGTTGGCTGCATGGCGGCGGAATTGATGCCCGCTATGTGATGAAAATCGTGTCTGCGACTAACGGCAAAATTAAGGCGGCAGAGATTCGGCCTGACCTTGCACAGTTGCTGAGTGCAAATTCACCGGCCGCCTAACCAGCGGCCTTTCAATCAACACCAGAGGAAGTATCACAGATGGAAAATTCAACTGCACGAAACAAACACCAGGCGCGACAAATTGAGACCTGGCTGCAGAACCAGATCGCCATTCGCGGCACTACGAACGTGGCTAAGGCGATGGGTTTAACCAAGTCAACCGTCAGCAAATGGAAAAAAGACTGGTTCCCGAAAGTGGCCATGCTGCTGGCTGTTCTTGAGTGGGGCGTTGTCGACGATGACATGGCCCGGCTGGCAAAGGAGGTCGCTTTAATTTTGCAGAGCGACAAGGGCAAAGAAACTTCTCAGATGGAGGCGTAATGACCGGGGGAGGTTCTGAAAAGGTGAAAGCCGCAGTGCTGGAACACCAACGGCTTTCTGGTGCAAAAACGAAGAGGTAATTGCGAGGTAATTATGCCTGACCACAAACAAAAATCAAATACACCCCGATGCTCTGCATACCGCAGGGCTAATCAATCCGTTGCTGTTAAAGCGCCGTAACTCCACTAACTCTGGAGGTGACTATGTGTAACCACTCTGCTGCTGAACTGATTGCGCGCCTGAAACGTGCTTATCCGGCGTATGAGCCGTCTGAAATGGGTAATGCCTGTGATGGTATCCCTAAGGCCGGATCTCGCTTCCAGCACAGGCACAAGAGCCACATGGTGACGGTGATTACTGCAACTGAGAAAGATGTGTCCTATCGCAAAGCCTGCGGGAAAGTTGGCTGGATGGGGTTACGTGAGTTTTTACGGCTACACAATGAGGTTTTGGTATGAGCAATCAGGTCTTTGAAATTGTTCAGGCCATGTCAGGGCAGGGGAACTGCATAACGATTCCCGGCCCGTATCTGGATTTCTTTGCAGGAGACAGGCAGCAGCATTTGCTGGCAGCGATTCTGAATCAGCTGGTGTTCTGGTCGGGTAAGTCGAGTCTGGATGATGGCTGGTTTTACAAGGAGCATGCTGCGCTGGCGAAAGAGGTTCACGCCAAAGACGGCGATGTTGTTCGGAAAGCGATGTTCAAAATTACGGATCAGTACCTGTCTGGCGTTATCGAAGAAGAGCTTCGCCAGGTAGGTGGAACACCCAAAAAACATTACCGGATTGACCAGGAGGCGCTTATTTCCCGGATATTCCCGTTAACACTGGATTCGGCTCAAGAGCCGAATGGGAATAAGTCATTGAAAGGCATGGAAACGGCTTATAAGCCGAATGGAATCGGCGCAAAAGCCGAATCGAAGCAAGTTACTGAAAATAATGGAAACGGCTCTCAAGCCGAATGCATTCGTCCCAAGAGCCGAATGGAAACGGCTCATGAGCCGAATCCTGGAATCGGCTCTCAAGCCGAATCCTATCTCTATACAGATCTTAAAAACAGATCATTACATACAGATCATAAAAACCACGCGGGAGAGATTTCTCCTGTGGATAACTTTTCTGAATCGACTCAGAAAACTGTCATCCCGGAAGCAGTCATTCCTGACGCTACCGAAGCAAATAACCTGGCTACCGATGACGATTTTGACCTCGCCATGTGGTTCTGGTCGACCATCATCGAGCTGTACGAACGCGCAGCAGAGTTCGACGGCACTCTGGCAAAACCGAGAGAGCCGAACTTCGTAGCCTGGGCGCAAGAGGTTCGCATGCTGCGCCAGGAACACGGCTGCAGCCATGACCAGATGCGCACCATGATTGAGCGTATTCAGCGCGATCAGTTCTGGTGCTCCCGAGTTCAATCCGTGAAAACCCTACGCAGCAAATGGCAGGAGCTGGCTCTGAAGTTATGCCCGGCAAACCTGACAACCGGCAGCTCGTTCGGTGTGAGCAGCAAACTGGATACCGACATCCCGAAAGGTTTCCGGGGCTAACAAATTTAACCGTGAGGATATCTCTGATGGAAAAAATTACTGACGTGCTGAAAGAGCTGGAGAAGGTCACCTGCCGTGAGCTGGCTGTTTATTTCGACCTGACAGCACCTGAAATGCTGGCCCGCCTGATGGTGCTGGAGCGTGAAGGCAAAGCACAAAACCTGAATGGTTACTGGATGCCAGGTGGAAGCACCGAGCCCGTAGCAGTAACCAGCAAACTCACCGCGCTGGATATCAAGCTGCTCCAGTCGGTGCCGGTTGGCGTCTGGTTCGAGTGGCAGTCCCTCGCGGGTTTTATTGATCGCCCTCGCTACCGCTGCGAGCGTCTGGTGGCCGCCGGGTTTATGAATTCGAAGGTAACCAACCCTGGCAATCCTCACCATGGCACTAAATTCCAGAAAATCCGCGAGGTGACCCGGTGATGCGAGAGATACCTGATTGCCCGGTCTGTGGTTCAGCTGCGGAGTTCTATTTTCGGGATTACCAGGCTGGTGCCTGTTCCGGTGCCCTGAGATGCCCTTACGGACACCTCCGCGTACAGGATAGCTACTGGGCTGGTGGCAAGAGCAAATCGAAAATCCGGCTGATTGAAAAGTGGTCTCAGCAGGTCGAACAGAAAAAAGGTGAAGTTAAAAATGGCTAAAAACTCGATCGACGCGTATGGCGCCAGCGGCAAAACCAACGTTCTCATGTTCGAACCGGAAAACCTGCACCTGGTCACCGATAAGAGCCACCCGCTTTACGATGAGCGTATTCACCTGCCTATCAGCGAGGCGATGGTGTTGAACATCATGGATCAGGGTGTGCTTGAGCCGATTATCGTCTGGAAGGACCCCGAAAGCGGGCTGGCCTGTGTGGTTGATGGCCGTCAGCGCGTGCGTCATACCCTAGAGGCTAATAAACGACTGGTTAAACAGGGTGACTCTCCATTGCTGGTTCCTGCGGTAACTAAACGCGGCTCTGCCGTTCGAATGGCTCAGGCAATGGTCAGCGCAAACGAAATCCGCCAGGCCGATACCCCGCTGGGCCGAGCAAAGAAAATGGCTGATGCGCTGGAGCGCGGACACGATGAGGACGATTTAGCGCTGATGTTTGGCGTGAGTGTCCAGACCGTACGCGCAACGCTGTCCCTTCTGGATGCCACTCAGGCAGTCAAAGACGCTGTGGAGTCCGGCGCGGTGACAGTTACCCAGGCGCGTCAACTGGCATCACTGAAACCCGAAGAGCAGCGGGAAAAGGTAGCGGAAATCGAGCAGGCGACCGCTGGCACAACCGGCCATGAAAAAGCACGGCGTCAGCGTCAGATCCTCGGTGATGCAAAGCCGCGCCTGAAAACCCGCAAAGAAATTACAAAAGCCCTGGAATCTGCCGAAGGTGAGTATGCAAACGCACTGCGTTGGGTGCTTGGGGAGGCAGTATGAATTTTGATCCCGAGAATTACAGCAAATACACCTTGCGTTGGTTCGCCGCAATTTTTGATGTGATCTGCTTGGTGCTGATTGCCGTAGTAACCGTTGGTATCTGCATGTTTATTGAGTGGTGGGTAGCATGAGCATAGTTGGAGATTATTTCTTTGAGTTCCCTGCGTCTCGCGGCGTTCAGGGCGGAGCGATTGTCCTTATGATGACAGTGCCAGCACGAACCTTGGCACGCGTCCTCGCCAGTGATAATTACGGGGATACTTTAGAACGTTCACAGCGTGAAATTAACCCAGCGCGTGCTAAGAAATTCTATGAATATCTGGTTAATGCTCACGAAAATAAAGAGCCCTTCATTATCCCACCGCTGGTCGGTAACTGTAACTCTGAGATTGAGTTTCAGGAATTCGGCAATACCAACGTTGGTGTTGTGCGCTTCCCTATGGATGCAGAAATTAAGCTTTTCGACGGCCAGCACCGTGCAGCTGGGATCGCCGAATTTTGCCGCACAGTTGGCGAACCAATCCACGTACCACTAATGCTCACACATAAGCTCTCGTTGAAAACACGGCAGCAGTTCTTTTCCGACATTAACAACAATGTTTCGAAGCCATCTGCGGCTATCAACATGGCCTATAACGGGCGCGATAAGAACGCGCAGGAGATGGTCAGCTTTATAAGTTCACACGACGTCTTTTCAGAAATAACAGATTTTGAACATAACGTCGTTCCCGCTAAAAGCGATAAGTGGGTGAGCTTCAAGGCCCTTAGTGATGCCACCGCAAAATTTTCAGATTCCTGCTCGCAGGATGATCTTGAAGGATTATGGAATGCGTGGCTTATGCTGACAGGCTTAGATGATATTCGCCGCGGTACGAATCAGGCCGAATATAAACGCGAGTATATCCAGTTCCATGCTGTGATGATCAACGCCTTCGGCTACGCAGTGCAGAGATTAAGCGAAGGTCGGGGAGTTCGCGGGGTCACGCTGATGATTGAGGACCTGGTAATGAATACCGGCATTGCCGAGCGCGAAGATTTTTTCCTCATTTCATCTTGGGATGGAATTTGTGCCAGCTGTGAGAAAGCCAGGCCAACGGTCATTGCGAATGTATCTGCTCAAAAGGCGGCTGCAGTACGTCTGATGGATGCCATCGTGAATAAAAACTTGTCTGTTAGTCGTGGTAAGGAGGCCAGCCATGACTGATATCACCGAACTGGCGCAGCGGAACGAGTTGCTGATTGCAAACGGGCAGCAGACAGCCGACCTGCTACGCCACCTGGCAGATAACGAAATCGACTCCGACTATTTTGCCGTTGTATCGGAGTGCGAAAGCTACGGGAAAGAAACTGACGCTGAGCTCTCAATCACGGAGTTTGCCCTCCGTGCCGCTGGCTACGTTGATGCGCTGGTAGAGGCGCTGGAGCGTAAGGAAGAGCAGCGCGCTAACTGGTTTCAGATGGCGCAGAAATTAGGGGAAGACTTGGATGCGGCCGAGAAGCGCATCGCCGAGCTGGAAGAAGCAGAGCAAAAACTCTGTGCTGCTAACGTGACGCTTGATGCTCGGGCGGAATTGGCTGAGCGCCAGTTGGCAGAGATGGAATCCCGCACCGTGAAGTTGCCAGCTGAGCTTTACACAATCGGTGAGCTTGTCAGGACGCAGGACAACCGCATTACCGATCAGCCCATGTTCGTCGTTTTCCAGAAGCGTGAAATTATCGGAAGCGATGAGCACTCGCCTAGCCGAATTTGCTGGGTATGGGATGGTGAAGAGGTCAGCGAGCTGAGAACCAAGCGGCTGGAAGCGCTTTATCAGGATGGTCGCGACACTCGCGGATATGATCGATACGCGATGCAGGAAGTAGATGAGTTTGTTACTGCCTGCTTTACCGAGCATGGATGCAAAGACTATCTGCGCCAGAACGGCCATAACCTGCGGTTGCCGTACATTTACGCCTGCGGTTCTTTCCGAAATAACGAATATCAGCTAGTTAGAAATTGGCTCGCTGGCATCAAGGAGGAGGCTGAGTGATGAAAATGGGTGAACACATGGAGCCGGTGATCGAGCTGCTTGAAGAACTGAACGGCAACAACACTGACGCAAAACTAAAGCTACTCGCCCTGGTTATATCGGAATACATGATAAATGCGGATGTCACTGGCTTTGAAGTCACCGCGGGGAAGATGAAAGTTTCCGTAGATATAAGCGTGGAGGAATAGCCCAATGACCAAATCAACCATAACCAGAGAGCGCCTGCAGGAAATCGCTGAAGATGGATTCCTGAAGCATGGCGAAAGCAAAGAACTTGCCCGCATGGTGCTGGCCGCAACGGACAGCGAGCCGGTGGCGTGGACATGGCACTATCGTGAGCAATGGCATGTCACCAATGACGAGGAGCGCGCAAGAGATTTAGCGTGGGATGGCGTCAAGGTTGAGCCGCTCTATCGCCACGCTCAGCCAGCGCCGGTAGCTCAATGCGTTCCGCTTGGAAATTCTCCATATGATGTTCCGCACAGCATGCCATCAAACCTTCGGGAATTAATTGCTGAAGAGATCGGGATTCTTTTTAGCGATGATGACGCTCAAAGTGTGTGGGATGTGTGCCGCCGCGCCGCCATGCTTCATGCTCAGTCCGATGATGACGGCGAACCAACCGACGATGAGCGCATTATGACTATCGAGGGCATTCACAACTGTGAACGGTGCGGCGATGAAGGTTGGGTTGTCGGTGAAATGGGTATTACGCGCTGCGCGTGTGGTCAGGCTGGCAACTCTCCGGTAATTCCGGATTGTTGGTGCCGGACATGCCGACCTGTGGTCTGGAACGATATGCGCTTTGTCGTGTGCCCGGATTGCGGGAACAAGAGATGCCCGCGAGAGAATGACCACAGAAACGCTTGCACGGGCAGCAATGAGCCTGGCCAGGAAGGAAGCGCATATCCGTCCGCCCCGCAGGAGGTGAAACCATAAAACGCAAACACGCTATTTGTTATCAACAAATCACAGGTTTGTATTTATGCGAATGATAACCAGAAAGAAGCCAGCCTTCACTGAACTGTATCAGACCGGCGTTCTGACTCGCATAGCTGCCGTAAAAAGTCCTGATGGCGGTGGCTGGCGATTGTTCGGGTTGTGGCGGGGCAAGGAGATAGCGGTGTTTGTGGAGGCTGCTCGCGGAGGGATTCGCGAGTGGTCCGGTCTGGATTATCTCGCTAACTTTTGCGCGAGTTGCGGCATTAGCCTGTGGGAAGTTCACAACAAGGTCGCTGAAAAAGCTCCTGAATAAGACCCCGCTCTGGCGGGGTTTTCTTTTCTAAAAATCTGACGGCAAACGCAAAACTAACTACCTGTATTTCTCTGTCTGATTTATAATAACAGCGGGCCTGAACAACCCAGCTTATCGATCGCTGTGCCACGGAGAAAAACCGATGGCGCAGAAGAAACACCCTCAAAAGCTTTACCCCCAGACACCGGCTATCGCTGGTGTTTCTGCTTGTCTGTCGCACCATGGCGGTGCGATATGAGAGCTCCCCGTCGCAGATGCAAAGCACCCGGTTGCGGTGCGTGGTTTAACCTTACCTACCTGAACGTTTACTGGTGCTGCGAAGAGCATAAGAGCCAGTACCTTGCGCTTCAGCGCGAAAAACAGAAAGCCAAAGCGCAAGAACGGTTAAAAAATAAGCCCGTTCATCATATCCGCACTGAGTCAGTATCAGCGGGAAAATCCCTGAGCCACTGGCTTGAAGTCACTGAACGCGTGGTTAACACGTTATGCCGTGAGCTTGCCCTTGCCAATGGAGAAGGGTGCATTTCCTGTGGCACTCGCCAGGCTGCTGTCTGGCATGCCGGGCATTATCGGACAGTCGCTAAAGCCTCCCATCTGCGGTTTACCCGCATCAATATCAATCTCCAGTGCGACGAATGTAACGTCGGAAAGTCCGGGAATATTAAGGCCCACCGCAAAGGGCTGGTGGAAAAATACGGCGAATCTGCGGTTCTGGAGCTGGATAACGACAACAGAATTCACCGCTGGACCATTGAAGAGCTGGAAGCCATCCGCCTGCAGGCTTATGCCGACCTGCGTGCACTGAAAAAATCTCAGGAGGCAGCATGAGTAAGGGGACTGTTATCTGCCTATGTGATTTAACCGGGAAAATGGCTGAGCCATGGGTTGAGGCTGGCTATCGTGCTGTCCTGGTGGATCCGCAGCATCCTGAGACTCGCATTGAAGGAGGCGTAGAAAAGATTTCGGCAACCATTCTGGAAGCGATGCCAAGGCTTTCTCAAATCATTCGCACCGAGAACGTTGTTATGGTCATTGGTTTTCCGCCATGCACTGACGTTGCGGTCTCGGGCTCCCGCTGGTTCGAGGCTAAACGAGCCAAAGACCCTCACTTTCAGGCCAAGGCCGCGCTGGTCGCTGAGCAATGCCGGATGATTGGAATGGTGACAGGTTGCCCGTGGGCTTTTGAAAACCCGGTCAGCGTGTTCAGTAGCATCTTCGGCTCATCCGATTACACATTCCATCCGTACCAGTTCACTGGGCTGTGCGTGGATGACAACTACACGAAGCAGACCTGCCTCTGGACTGGCAACAACTTCGTCGCGCCGACAGAGAGCATTCACCCGATGGTGGAGGCGGCCATCGACACCGTTAAGCTGGCCTGCGGTCGGATGGTGCCGAAGAAGAAGGCGATCGAGACCACCTCAGAAACATCTTTCGCTGGATTGGTGGTCGACTGGTATCCGGACAACCGCATTCACGAATGCCCTCCTGGCGACGATCGCGCCAACATCCGAAGCGCAACCCCGCTTGGCTTTGCAAAAGCGGTATTTCTTTCAAATGCCCCGCACCTCAATAAAAAACAGGAGGTCGCATGACTAATTTTTACTGTGAAGCCCTTACGGCCCTGCGTGCAGCTCCCCATCACTATTTGAAAGAAGTCGGCGACCAGTGGCGGACTCCGGATCTGTTGTTCTGGGGTATCAACGCGATGTTTGGTCCGTTGATGCTTGACCTGTTCGCTGATGACAGCAACGCAAAATGCCCCGTCTGGTACACCGCAGAAGATAACGCGCTGACACAAGACTGGTCGGAAATGCTTTCCTCAATCGGAGGCGCAGCCTACGGAAACCCGCCTTACAGCCGCTCTCAGTACCACGAAAAGCAAGCTATCACTGGCATGACGCACATCATGAATTACGCCGCTGCACAACGCGAGAAGGGCGGTCGCTATGTCTTCCTGGTGAAGTCAGCCACAAGCGAAACGTGGTGGCCGGAAGATGCAGATCACGTCTGCTTTATTCGAGGGCGAATTGGTTTCGATTTGCCCGAGTGGTTTAAGCCAGCCGACGACAAACAAAAGCCAACCAGTGCGTTTTTCGCTGGTGCCATTGTCTTGTTCGATAAGTCATGGGCTGGCGAGCGGTTTAGTTACATCAATCGAGCGGAACTCGAAGCGAAGGGCCGCGCATTTATGTCACTGGCGCAGTTTGCTGCTGGCAAGGGAGAAATTGCATGACACCACTTCAACGCCGCAGGCAAAACACCGCTATGTCAGAGGTCGCGATCGCCACACACAAGCGTTACCTTGGGCGCCCGGAACTACTGACCGGCATCCAGTCAGCCTGGATTAAGTCGCTTCTTACAGTATGGGGTGAGAGCCAGCGAGGGGAGACATACCCACGCAAGCCCACAGCGCACTCATGCTGGTGGTCAGTAAAGGGAACCCGATGGTCAGATAAAGCGTTAGAGCGCTTTACGGCGGCAATCGAGCAGGCAAGGGCAGAGGGCTTCCGTGGGCCCAATGCTCTGAAGCGTGCGCAGGTAATTCTCTGGCCGAAGCAGGAGGCCAGCTTGATAGATACCGCCATCAGTAACGATGACGCCGAATTCATGGAGAAGTGCGTACTGGATGCCTTTGAGGTTACCGACCCGATTTACATCGTCGGATTGAACTACTACACAACCAGAAAAAAAATATCTGACATAACGCGAGAACTTCAGAAGCTGGCGCCCTGGCTGACGGCGGACCAGTCGAGAGAGCGCGTGAAATGGTGCCTCAAGATATTTCAGGGGAAGATATTTTTAGCCGCACGCAAAAACCTGAGGGCTTAGATTTTAGCTTTTTGTGCTCATAATTAAAATTAACATTGATTTTCACCCAGAAGTTTAGATAATTCATTCATGATTGGCAGAGCTGCGCCGCGATGGCAGCGATGAGAAGCGACAATTTGAACATGACGAAAGCCCCGCCCTTGCGGGGTTTTTGCTTTCCGGCGATACGACAGGGGTATTCGCGAGATGCATTGCATCAGTACCCCTGTCACATCGTCGTATTGCAAACAAAACCAGAAAGCCTCGGTACTCGCCGGGGCTTTGTCATTTCTGCAATCCGGTCAGGGCTCTTGGGTAGAGACGTGCTGCACGACACGTTAAAGCCTTCCGCGCAGAGCTCTGAACCAGATTGAAGTTACTCAGCAATAAAAAAGCTGCATGGCATCATTTTCTTACATTCTATTGACCAGAAAATTGACATGTTGTTAATCTATTCGTGTGGTGAATCCCCCTGTGCGGAGGGGCATTGCCAGTCTGATATGTTTTTTTTGCGCATTGCGAGTCGTCTGTGGACTGGCGGCGACTTACCGGGAGGCACCCGGCACCACACCTAATAAAAAATGATGATAGCTGTAAGGCCCACTTCGGTGGGCTTTTTCTTTTGGCAAAAAAAAAGCCCGCGTGGTTTCATGCAGGCAAGGCAGTTACATTTAGATTTTGTCCCGGTATATGTTTTTTTGTCCGGAAGTCGAAAGATACTGTCTCGAATACATTTTGTAAATAACGGATTCAAATCATAAGGCCATGCATTTGCGTGGCCTTTTTCATTTCAGGCTCACGGGTGGCTTCGTTTAAGGCTTTTCGCTAAATCAGCCCGATGGGCCTGAACCTTTTCAAACTCACAGCTTCCCGATCTTTCATCGGAGGCGGTAACTATGGCTAAGCGTATGCAAGACAAAGAGAGCATTGCCGGGATGTCCTGGCTGGTTCTGCTGATCATTGCTTGCTGGGGTGGACTTGTCCGCTACCTGATAGATGTGAAGCAGAGCAAGGCGACATGGAGCTTGATCAATGCTCTTGCCCAAATGGTGGTCTCAGGGTTTACCGGCGTTATTGCTGGCCTGGTGAGCATTGAAAGCGGGCTGAGCATTTACATGATTCTGGCAACCGCGGGGATAAGCGGCGCGATGGGCTCCGTGGCGCTGACATATTTCTGGGAGCGCCTGACGGGGTTTAAAAATGCAGGAAATTAATAATCAACGAAAAGCGTTTCTGGATATGCTCGCCTGGTCGGAGGGTACAGACAAAGTGGGACAACCAACAAAGAACCGAGGCTATGACGTCATTGTTGGTGGTTCACTCTTTACTGATTACAGCGACCACCCTCGCAAGTTGGTGAGCCTGCCAAAGCTGGGTATTAAATCCACCGCAGCGGGCCGCTATCAGCTGCTGGCCAAGTGGTGGGATGCATACCGTAAGCAACTGGGACTGAAAGACTTCTCACCGGCGTCGCAGGACCAGGTGGCCCTGCAGCAAATTAAAGAGCGTGGAGCTTTGCCGCTCATTGACAACGGGCAGCTTCTTCAGGCCATCTACCGTTGCAGCAATATCTGGGCGTCTCTCCCCGGCGCGGGCTACGGCCAGTTTGAGCATAAGGCCAGTAACCTCATCGCAAAATTCAAAGCCGCTGGCGGCGTCGTAGCGGAAGTTAAACAATAAAGCTGAAGGTAACTTATGAACTATCTCATTAATCGGCTGAAAGAGCCGTCAACCTGGCGCGGCATCATCCTGGTCATTGCTGGCGTATTTGGTTATCAGATGCCTCCGGGCATTCAAGAAACGGTCATCGCTGGCGGCGTAGCGCTGGCTGGCGTTGTTGGCGCGGTGATGCCGGACAGCGTTAAGAAGTAAGCAGGCTAGCAACCGGCAGGGCTACAGAAACCCGCTTTCCTTCAGTTTCTTAACCAATAAGTAATTGGTGATTACTCCAAGAGAAACCCCAACAATCCACGGCACAGCTGAATCAAGCATTAGTGAGTTGTTCACGTTAATGCTGGCGGTGATGCAGGCATAGGTATTTGTAAAAGCAAACCATGTAAAAAGTATCTGTTTCATTTGGTTATCTCCACGCTTTCCCTCCCAACAATATCCACCTACGAGCCGGTAAAAGCAAATTGGCGCACAACAAAGCAGTGCAGGCGAACTGCCCGCAATCAACCGAGAAGGCTACGAAATGAATGAAGCAAAACCACAGGACGGCAGTACTGTAAAAGGCTACCGCACATTAACCGCTGGCGACATTGAGCGCATGAACCACATTAAAGGCGTCAGCCGCCACTTCTGTAGTTTGCTTGAAACCGAGCGAGGTGAATTGTTGGCTGTCCGTAATGGCCCAGCAATGCTAAGCGCTGAGCAGGGCCGGGAGATTGATGAAGCTTTGCGCTGTCTGGCAATCGCCCGCACCAAAATGCAGGAAGCCTGCATGTGGGCATGCCGCGCTGTTGCCCGGCCAGATGCTGACTGTTAACCCCACTAAGGGATAAATCACCGACTATCCCCACCCGAGGATAAAGCAATGAAGCAATAAGCGGATAGACCGCAGCTGAAAGGCAATGGAGCAGTAATGATGCTCTCCTGAGTCGCCATTGAGCGAGCCTGTGTAGCGACGGGTCAAGGTTCTTATATCAAAAGAAGCTCCGGTAAAGCAGCGCGAGTGCCAGACGCGCACCGGTGATAAGCGGCGATGATGCGACAGCAACTCAAGGGCATGAGCGTGGCCACTCCGGGAAGTGGCAAAGCATTACAGGAGTCATTCTGCCGAGTGGCTTCGATAATGCTCCCCACATCGCACAGAGGTAAAACATGTCAGAAATTACACCTGCAGAACAAATCCGACTGACTATCATCAAGAAAGTTAACTACGACACTGCAGCGGCCAAGCTGGCCATTGACTGGGTTGGTGATAGCAATCTGAAAGCTGAGCTATTCGCTGACTCTTTCGATCGCGTCTTCACTGAAAGTGAGATTGTCTCGAAGACCCGTAAAGCGATTCAGGAAGCGACCGAAGCGCTGACGCTGTTTGATACCATCGCAGAGCAGGCGAGCTAAGGCATTACAGCAGGCACTCGCTGAGCGCCTGTGATAATGTCAAATTGTGGTGAATGCGCAGGCTGATGCGCAGCGCGTGGATGTGAAGCGAAGCAAGTCGCGCCGTTGGTTCCCAGCTAAGCGCCAACGGAATGCCGGAGATCAGCACCGACCACCACAACCTATTTAAGCTACCAGCACCCGCTGGTGGTGATTTAATCCGTAATGGTTACGCCTCGCTTATGCGGGGCTTTTTTACGCGCATCGCACGCGCCCCACAAAGAGAGTCTTTCAGTAGTGAGCCTGGGCTATGCCGTTAGGTAGCGTTTACCTCTCGGGCGGCATGGCTGTGCGACAGGCTCACGTCTAAAAGGAAACGCTCATGAAATTCCAGGTCGCAAAGGTCTATCGCTATGGTCGGTTTATTGGTTACGGAATTGCAGTAGACGGTAATCTTCTTGATGGGCAGGTTTCAACGACAGTTGATACCGATGCGAAGGGCATACCCTTAATAACTGCAGTTTTTAATATGGATAACGAGCATGCCGAAAACCAAATCACCATCCGTTTAGACGACGATGGAGATTCACAAAAGGTTGATTTGATAAAAAAGGCTGTAGCTGAAGCCGCCGCTCGCAACTACCGAACGGTGGTTAACTCTGTTTCCAAGGAGTGAATGATGCGTGTCATTATTGACGGCATTGAATATTTGCCCGCGGCAAATGGAAACTTAAGGGTCGGAATTGCAATCACCACGCATCAGCGTCCAGAGGTATTGAAGAGAGCCATTGAACAGCACATGAAGCATCTACCTGCTGGTGCGCTGGTGGTAGTAGTAGATGATGGTTCAAGCCCCGCCGCTGTCGTCCCTTCTGGTGTGCAACTGCTGAGGCATGATAAATCCCTCGGTATTGTGGCCTCGAAGAACGCCAGTCTGTCTGTGCTCATGGAAGCCGGTTGTGAGCATCTTTTCCTGTGGGACGATGACGCCTGGCCAATAGCCGACGACTGGCACCAACCTTACATCGAGTCACAGGAGCCACATCTGGCTTATCAGTTCCTCGATCTTGCTGGCCGCAATAAGCTGAATGATCTGGCGGTACTCTACAGGGATGAAAGGCATGTTGCCTATACCGGGCAGCGTGGGGTCATGCTGTATTACCATCGTAGTGCGATAGAGAAAGTAGGCGGTTTCGATCCTGTCTACGGTCGCGGTATGTATGAACACAGCGACCTTGCCCTGCGCATCCATAACGCCGGATTGACGACGTGGGCTTATGCCGATGTAACTGGCTCCGAAAAACGTATTCATTCTCTCGATGAGCATGAGGCGGTAGAGCGGTCATTACCAAAGCCTGACCGTGTCGCGCTGGTAGAACGAAATGTGAAGATCCACAACGAGCGGCGTGATACCGGCTTTACTGGTTATGTAGAGTACCGGCGGCAGAGTGACGTTGTAATCACAACGTTGCTTACAAGCCAGCCTGACCCGCAGCGCGGATCGAAAATGTCGGCATTGCCTGACATGCTGAACAAGTGGGCTTCCTCGCTTCGACAGTGTGTCGGTATCGCGCTGGTGGATGAACTGCAAACGGCCCCGGCTGGCATAGAGTTGTACCACGTTCCCGACGTCAAGATGAACGTCTACTTCCGGCGCTGGCTGCACATCTGGCAGCACCTTCGCGAGCATCCTGAATATCGGTTCGTCTGGTGTACGGATGGTACCGATGTCGAAATGCTCCGCGCGCCGTGGGAAGAAATGCTTCCCGGTAAGGTCTATGTTGGTTCAGAACCTAAGACCTATGCCGACATCTGGGCAAAGCAGAATCATCCAGAGCGTATCTATCAGGAGTTCATCGACGCGCACCGCAACGATGTAATGCTTAATGCTGGCCTTCTGGGTGGTTCCCGCGCTGATGTAATGTCGTTCGCTCACGGCATTATCCGTCTTTATTACCGGATCGAGAGTTATCGCTTCTGGAAGAAAGAGCAGGCTGGCGCAGCGGTTGGTGACATGATCGCATTTGGCCTTGTGGCGCAGTCATTCGCTGACAGGATTATCACCGGCCCCTTGGTTCACTCCGTGTTCAAAACCGATGGAGTCGGTAAGGAGGTTGCCTGGTGGAAACACAAATAAAGTTTGTGGTGGTTGGGCATCATTCAAGAGAGCAACAGGCGAGAGCGCTGGCGTACCAAATCGGGCCATCTGCCCACGTGATGATCGACCCAGAAGATCATGGGGCAGCATGGAATCACCGGCGTGCTCTTGAGTGGGCTGCCGAGCAAGATTGTCGGGTGGTGATCATTGAGGATGACGCAATACCAGCGACGGGTTTTGAGGCTCAGGTTGTTGAATGGCTAGGCCGCTTCCCTGACACCTTGTGTTCTTTCTATCTCGGTACAGGCCGCCCTCCGCATTATCAGTTGGAGATAGCCACTAAGCTAATTGCCGCTGATCGTGTCCGGGCCGATCACATTTCCCTGCTACGTCTTGTACATGCTGTGTGTTATAGCGTCCCGGTGAATCTTATCCAGAAGGTGCTGACGCGGTGGGATTCAAATAAGCCTGCTGATTATGCTGTTGGTGACGCCTGCGGCGGCCCGGTGATATACCCGTGTTATTCGCTAGTGGATCATGCTGATGGCAAACCTGTCGAGAAGCACCCTGATGGTCAGCACCGCAATGAACGGCGACGGGCATGGAGGTTTTATGGCTAAGCTGATGACTTTAAAGCCCCGGCTAAAAGTAATCGATACGCGCCGTATCAAGCCGGTTTATGGGGAGCATCGCCGCATTAGCGGTAGTGCCCGGGTAAGTCTTAAACGGCGCATCTGGGTTCGTGACAGTGGACAATGCTGCATGTGCTCTCGTGTTGTTGACCTTCACGAGAGTGAACTCGATCACCGGATCGCCCTTCAGTTTGGTGGTGACAACTCAGAGCAAAATCTATGGACGCTTTGTACTGAATGCCATGCCGGTAAGTCTGCTCGCGAAGCCGCTGGTGGTCAGCCAGATGAAGAGGCATTGAAGCACTCAATACCAGATGAGGGCGAAGCGGCATCTGCCCAGGTCTATTAGGTAAACAGGAATCAATATCAATATCGTTCGAAGATGGTTTCATGTGAAATTATATCATTGCTAATGATATCTATTTTCATTTGCAGGCGGGGGGGAGGGTTTGGAGTAAACGTCGGCGGGCCTGGACACCGCGCCCCCTCTCACGCACAGAAAAAATTCCCTTTTGGAGGGTGTAAACATGTTAACAGCGCAAAAGCGAAAATTCGCGGTCGCGCTGATGTCCGGCATGTCTCAAAAAGATGCGGCAATAAAGGCGGGGTATTCGGAGAAATCCGCACGGTCCAAAGGGTCGCAGCTTGCAAAGGACCCGGAAGTCATCGCGTTTATTAGTCGTAAAAAAAAGGAAGTCATCGAGACTGACGACGTTCCCACCTACGGTAAAAAGGTTTACACCCCAGCAGTAAACTCACCGCAAAAAAAAGAAGGAGCGGCGGTACCGGCCGAGGGCCTCGCAGTTGTCGGCCAGTTTGATGATCCTCTTCAGTTTCTGATGGCAGTGATGAACGACTCAACTGAAGACATCGACACCAGAAAGGATGCGGCCAAAGCCATGCTGCCTTACGTTCACCCCAAAAAAGGGGAGACGGGCAAAAAAGAAGCGCGCAACGCTGCGGCAAAAGTAGCTGCAGGCGTGAGCAAGTTCGGGTCCATGGCACCGCCAAAGCTGGTGGTAAACAACAAAAAGGGGTAATCCATGGCGCAGTGGTCCACGGCCTGCACCGACTGGGAAAAACGCCTCATCGACGGCGAGTCCATTATTCCGCCGCCAATATTTGCTGACCAGGCTGAACAGGCGCTGAGTATATTCCGAGAACTTCGTGTGTCAGACCTGCCTGGCAAGCCCACTTTCGGTGAGTGTTCAGAGGCGTGGGTATTCGACTTTGTAAAAGTTATCTTCGGCGGGTACGACGCCGAGACCGGAAATCAGCTGATCCGTGAATACGGCCTGCTGATATCGAAGAAGAACACCAAGTCGACGATTGCCGCTGGCATCATGCTGACTGCGCTCATTTTATGCTGGCGTGAGGATGAGGAGCATCTCATTCTTGCACCGACGAAAGAGGTGGCCGACAACAGCTTCAAACCTGCTGCCGGCATGATACGCGCGGATGAAGAACTGACGGATATGTTCCAGATTCAGGATCATATCCGCACTATCACCCACCGGGTGACGCGAAATACCCTGAAAGTGGTGGCCGCTGATACCGACACGGTCTCCGGGAAGAAATCAGGCCGGATCCTCGTCGACGAACTCTGGCTTTTCGGCAAGCGTGCCAACGCAGAGGCGATGTTTATGGAGGCTCTTGGCGGCCAGGTATCGCGTAATGAGGGCTGGGTTATTTACCTTACCACGCAGAGCGATGACCCGCCGGCGGGCGTGTTTAAAGAGCGTCTCGATTACTGGCGCGATGTTCGCGACGGCAAAATCAGCGATCCTAAAACGCTGGGCATCCTCTATGAATTCCCGGACAGCATGATCCAGAGCAAGGCCTATCTGCAGCCTGAGAACTTCTATATCACCAACCCGAACATCGGGCTTTCCGTCAGTCCGGAGTGGATTGCCGATAACCTGCGAAAGAACCAGGCGAAAACTGACGGTACGCTGCAGCAGTTTCTGGCAAAGCATCTCAACATCGAAATTGGCCTTAACCTGCGCAGCGACCGCTGGGCGGGCGTCGATTTCTGGGAACAGCAGGCGCAGCGAGTCAGTTTTGAAGATTTATTGCGACGTTCAGAGGTGATCACCGTCGGTATAGACGGCGGCGGCCTTGATGACCTGCTGGGAGCCTCTGCGGTTGGGCGTGATGCCAAAACAAGAGAGTGGCTCTGCTGGTGTCATGCGTGGGCACATGAGATAGCGATCCGCCGGCGTAAAAGTGAAGAGTCCCGATTTAATGACTTCGTGAAAGCCGGCGATCTGACCATTGTGAAGCGCGTCGGACAGGATACGGAAGAGGTGGCTGAATACGTCAGCCGTATCTACGCTGCCGAGTTGCTGGACAAGATTGGTATTGACCCGTCTGGTGTCGGACAAATACTCGATGCGCTGATTGAGGTAGGTATTCCCGCCGATGCGGTAGTTGGGGTCAGCCAGGGCTGGCGCCTTGGTGGAGCAATTAAAACCACAGAGAGAAAACTTGCTGAAGGCATATTGATACATGGTGGTCAACCGATGATGGCTTGGTGTGTTGGAAACGCCAGAGTTGAGCCGAAAGGCAACGCCATTCTGATCACCAAACAGGCCAGTGGTAAGGGCAAGATTGATCCACTGATGGCATTGTTTAACGCAGTTTCTCTCATGGCCCTTAACCCTGAACCTGCTAAAAAAGATTACCAGGTATTTTTCGTATAACAAACACGTCAGTTAATGACCCGCTCAGGCGGGTTTTTTCATTTCTGGAGGACAGTAAATGACGCTTAAGCGTGCCTGTACCCTCATGACGGTGAAGTCGGTAAACGAGGATGATCGGATTATTACCGGCATCGCCTCCACACCGTCACCAGATCGTGACGGTGACATCATGGAGCCCGAGGGGGCGAAATTCCGTAGTGACACGCCGTTCCTATGGCAGCACGACCGATCGCAACCTATCGGCACATGCACACCAAAAATGGTGAAGGAAGGATTGCAGATCACCGCAAAACTGGTGAAACCAACTTCTGATATGCCGTCGCAGTTGGTTGCTCGTCTTGATGAAGCCTGGGCATCAATAAAGGCGGGTTTGGTCCGGGGGCTGTCTATTGGCTTTCGACCGATCGAGTACTCCTTCCTGGATGAAGGCGGTATCCGCTTTTTGTCCTGGGACCTGCTTGAAGTATCGGCGGTGACTATTCCTGCAAACGCAGAATGTTCCATCCAGACCGTTAAGTCTTTCGATCGCCAGCTTCTTGCCGCGTCTGGCATTGAGAAGCCGGTAGTGAAAACCTCTAAAACCGCTGGCGCTACAGCAACCAATACCAAAAAAGGAATCAATTCAATGAATATTTCAGAACAAATTAAGAGCTTCGAAGCGAAGCGTTCAGCGCTGGCAGCCTCACTCAGCGACATCATGAGTAAAGCAGCTGATGAAGGACGTACGCTTGACGCAGAAGAAACCGAAAGCTACGACAACACGTCTACCGAAATTAAGGCTGTTGATGAGCATCTGAAACGTCTTCGCGACATGGAAAGCAATATGGCATCGACCGCTAAACCGGTATCAAAAGCCGCTAATGGCGAAGTCACTACGGTTAAGACTGGTGCGCCCGGCATTATCCGTGTCGAGCAAAAACTGGAAAAAGGCATCGCCTTTGCCCGCTTCGCGAAAGCGCTGGCCGCGGCTAACGGCAGCCGCTCCGAAGCGCTGGAGATTGCCCGTAAACAGTATCCTGATGATGCGAAGCTTCACCATGTACTGAAGGCCGCTGTAGGTGCTGGTACAACGACTGATCCTCAGTGGGCTGGAGCGCTGGTGGAGTATCAGGAATATGCAAATGATTTTGTTGAATTCCTCCGCCCGCAAACCATTATCGGCCGTTTCGGTCAGGGTGGTATTCCTGCCCTGCGCCAGGTCCCGTTCAATATCCGTATTCCGGCACAGACTTCCGGCGGTTCGGCAAACTGGGTTGGACAGGGCAAGGCCAAACCACTGACCAAATTCGACTTTGAGTCGATCACGTTCAGCTTTGCTAAGGTCGCCGCTATCGCGGTGCTGACCGATGAGCTGATCCGTTTCTCCAATCCGGCAGCCGATGCACTGGTGCGTAACGCCCTGGCAGAAGCTGTCATCGCCCGTCTGGATACGGACTTTATCAACCCGGCTAAAGCTGAAGTTGCTAACGTCTCTCCGGCCTCGGTTACCAACGGTATCGTGGCTGTACCATCCACCGGCGACCCGGATGCTGATGCGGAAGCAGCCTTCGCTCAGTTTGTCGCGAATAACCTGCAGCCGACTGGCGGCGTATGGATCATGTCCAGCACCAACGCGCTGGCGCTGTCCATGAAGAAAAATGCCCTGGGACAGAAAATGTACCCGGAAATGACCCTGCTTGGCGGCACCTTTCAGGGCCTTCCGGCTATTGTTTCCCAGTACGCTGGCACCAACCTGACGCTGCTTAACGCCCCGGATATTTATCTGGCTGATGATGGTGGCGTGGCGGTGGATATGTCGCGTGAAGCCTCTCTTGAAATGGAAAGCGATCCGACCGGCGACAGCGTTACTCCGACCGGAACTGAACTGGTTTCCATGTTCCAGACCAACAGCGTGGCCATTCGTGCTGAGCGCTGGATCAACTGGAAGCGCCGCCGCACAGCAGCGGTAGCGGTTATCTCTGGTGTGAACTACAGCTCAAGCCAGGGCAGCTAAACGGCGGAAGGAGGGCGGGGGAAACCCCGCCATATTGGATGGCTAAAATCAGATATCTGCGACGTACCCATGACTCGATACCGGGCGACGTGAAAGCCGTGGACGATCGGTGCGCAAAGGTGCTGGTGCTGCTTGGTAAGGCCGAATATTTCACCGGTGCCCGTACCGATGGCAAAAAGAATAAGCGAAAAGCGGAGAACGGCTAATGTGGAATCCTTTCCGGAGAAAACAGGGAAATGAAAAAGCCCTGCAGCAGCCTGCCAGTCGCGGAGGCTGGAACCCGTTATACAGCTCTATACATGAGCCGTTTGCTGGGGCATGGCAGCGTAACCTTGAGATCAGTCAGGATACCGTTCTTTCTTATTATGCTGTCTTTGCCTGCATATCGCTGATTGCGAGTGATATTGCCAAAATGCCGCCACGTCTGATGCGGCGCGACTCAAAGGGAGTCATGCAGGAGGTAAAATCAGGGGACATTCCGGCTTTGTACAAAAGGCCGAATGCCTTTCAGAACCGGATCCAGTTCTTCGAGAACTGGCTGAACTCCAAACTGTGTCACGGAAATACGGTGGCGTTAAAAATCCGCAATAACGCTGGAAAAATTACTGAACTAAGGCTGCTTGACTGGTGCAAGGTTACGCCGCTGGTGGCGGATGATGGCTCTGTCTTCTATCAGATAAACCCTGATAATATGACCGGTATTGGATCGTCGGTTACTGTCCCGGCGCGCGAGGTGATTCACGATCGCTTCAACTGCCTCTTTCATCCTCTCATCGGTTTGTCTCCCATTTACGCAGCTGGGTTGGCGGCAATGCAGGGCCACCATATTCAGGAAAACTCCGCCTTTTTTTTCCGTAACGGTGGAAAGCCCAGCGGTGTTATTGAGGTGCCTGGCTCCATCACTGAAGAAAACGCCAGAACAATAAAGGAAAACTGGGACTCAGGATATTCTGGCAAGAATGCCGGCAAGACAGCCATTCTAAGTAACGGGGCTAAGTACAATCCCACAACAGTATCTGCTGCTGATGCACAGACTGTCGAACAACTGAGTATGACGGCTCAGATCATATGTTCTGTGTTTCACGTCCCGGCCTATAAAGTGGGTGTTGGTGAACTCCCCACTCACGACAATATCGAAGCGCAGGATCAGCAATATTATTCTCAGTGCCTTCAGTCGCTCATTGAGTCGATAGAATTGCTGCTGGATGAAGCCTTTGATCTTGATGGCGAAACGGGCACGGAGTTTGATGTTAATGCTCTGCTGCGTATGGATAGTGAGCGCCGTATCAAGTCTCTTGGCGAAGGTGTAAAAAATACCATCCTGACACCAAATGAGGCGCGCAGGAGTGAAAATCTTCCTCCTTTACCCGGCGGTGATGCGCTGTATCTTCAGCAACAAAACTACAGCCTTGAAGCGCTGGCACGGCGTGATGCTTCTGATGATCCATTTGCCAAATCTGGTGCCAGCAGCGTCACGACGCCAGAGGAATCGGGCGGGAAAGCCATGTCTGAATCTGAACTGACGGCGGCAAAAGCGATGCTGCGAGGATTGTTAGCTAAATGAATGAACGTGAACTCTCCCTTATCAGGGCTCTTGGAGAGGAGTTCTCCGAGGCGCTAAGCGAACTACGTGAATCTTTCAGAAAAAGTCTGGTCGACCACGTAAAGGCAACAGAAGAAAAGTTGGCAGCGCTCACCAAGGAAGTTTCGACCCTGAAGAATACCACGGCACCTGACTTTACAGCACAACTGGCTGATGCAGTGGCATCCCTCCCGGCTCCGAAAATTCCTGAATTACCGGATATCGGCGCTATGGTCAGCGAGGCGGTCGCCGCGTTGCCGCCGGCGCAGGATGGCAAGAGCGTGACGCCGGAAGACGTGCGGCCGTTGCTGCAGGAGTTAGTTACCGCGGCGGTTAGTGAAATTCCGGTCCCGCGTGACGGCAAAGACTACGATCCGGCAGTGCTGAAGCAGGCGGTGGACGAAGCGGTCGCCGCGTTACCGCCGGCGCAGGACGGCAAGAGCGTGACGCCGGAAGACGTGCGGCCGTTGCTGCAGGAGTTAGTTACCGCGGCGGTTAGTGAAATTCCGGTCCCGCGTGACGGCAAAGACTACGATCCGGCAGTGCTGAAGCAGGCGGTGGACGATGCGGTCGCCGCGTTACCGCCGGCGCAGGACGGACGGGATGCCTTACAACTGGAAATACAGCCTTTCATTGATGAAGGAAAGAGCTATACGCGCGGCTCTTATGCCACCCACAACGGAGGCCTCTGGCGTGCTTACGAGAAAACCCATGGTATGCGTGGCTGGGAATGCATCGTCGATGGCGTATCAGATGTTGATATAAGCATGAATGGTCAACGAAATTTCATTGTCACCGTCAACCGTGCCAGCGGTGCCAGTGAGAAAAAATCTTTTGATATACCGACTATGGTGTACCGCGGCGTATTCAAATCGGGCGATGAGTACCTGCCTGGCGATACGGTTACATGGGGCGGTTCACTCTGGCACTGTGACGAACAGACGCAGGATAAGCCGGGTGAAACTGGCTCTAAAGGCTGGACTCTGGCCGCCAAGCGCGGGCGGGATGGGAGGGGTAAAGTATGATTGAGCTTGTAACTTTACCCCAAGCAAAAGAGCATTTGCGCATTGACAATGACGCAGGTGATGGCGATCTGCTCCTGAAAATCCAGTCAGGCAGTGCAGCTTTGCTTTCCTACATCCAGGGGAGCCGCGAACTGGTTGTAAGCAGCGATGGGAATCTGATTGAGGGGGAGCCGCTTAAACGTGTGCAGGGTGCGCTTCTAATTCTTCTCGGTTACCTCGATCGCAACCGCAACGGAGAAGAGGAAGAAAAACTTCAGCAGGGTGAGCTTCCCTTCTCAGTAACGATGCTGATTTACGATCTGCGTCGGCCAACCATTTTCTAACGAGGACATTATGGCCTGTTCAGGTTGCGCCAGGCGGCGCGAGTGGATTAAAAAGTGGACGAAAATTGCCTATGAACGAGCAACAGGTAAGCGCGCTGATCGCAGCGTTGAAAGAGCAGACAGCAGCACAGAGAGAGCAAACGGCAGCGATAAACCGTCTGGCTGAATCAAATAACGCTTTGAGGGACGTCATTATCCAGTCGCTGGCCGCAGATGAAGATATTGAAATTACTACATTGGGGGACGAGCGCCCCGTTTACTTGAGTCAAAAAACGAGGGGGTAATATGCAGGCCGGCAAACTCCGACATCGTGTTATTCCCCAGAAATCCGTCTCGGTGCAGGATCCATTGACCGGAGAGGTAGTGAAAAATTGGGTTAACCTTGTTCAGTCAACTGCAGATAATGGGATTTGGGCTGAAGTATATCCCCTTTCCGCCAGGGAATTTACATCGGCACAGGCAACCCAGAACGAGATTACTACCAGGATCACAATCCGTCAGCGAAACGATATTACTCCTAAATGCCGCATTTTATATCGAGGGAAGATTTTCAACATTGAGGGGGTACTTCCCGATCCTGATAGCGGTCTGGAGTATTTAACGTTGCCCTGCTCGGAGGGGGTAAACGATGGCTGACGGGGTTGAGTTTAAGCTGACCGGGGTTGATGAGTTACTGGGTAAGCTTGAGTCAATCACCGATGATATGAAGCGTAAGGGCGGGCGAGCAGCGTTAAGAAAAGCGGCAAACATAATTGCTAACAGGGCAAAGGCTAATGCAAGCCGGCTCGATGATCCTGCAACAGGCCGAAGCATAGCAGATAACATTGCAGTGCGCTGGAATGGCCGCGAGTTTAAGCGTAACGGGAACCTTGCATTCAGAATTGGGGTTTTGCATGGAGCAGTGCTGAAAAAGCATCCCGATAAAGCTAAAAATGCCCCTACACCTCACTGGCGCCTGCTGGAATTTGGAACGGAAAAGATGCGAGCTGAACCTTTCATGCGGCCGGCAGCTGAATCCAGCGCAGAAGACGCAACGAGAACTTTCGTTGAAGAATATGGAAAGGCTATCGATCGAGCGATAACCAGAGCGGCTAAGAAGGGGAGAAGTGGATGATCGCACCAATATTTGCTGTTTGCGCGGCCAGCCAGGCTGTCAGGGATTTGTTAGGCTCTCCCGTGCGACTTTATCCGTTCGGTCTGCAGGATGACAATATCGTTTATCCCTACGCGCTGTGGCAGAACATCAGCGGAGTACCGGAAAACTATCTGGACAGGCGCCCCGATGTCGATAGCTATACGCTACAGGTGGACGTTTATTCGGACACTGTGACATCAGCTCAGGAGGTTGCAAAAGCGTTGCGTGATGCTATCGAACCAAATGCCTATATCACCCGCTGGGGGTCACAAAGCCGCGACCCTGAAACAAAACGCTTCCGCTATTCATTCGACGTTGACTGGATAGTTAAACGCTAATCACCTAACTCAACAAACCTTCCTAACGCCGGCCATGTGCCGGTTTTTTATTTTGGAGAGAACTATGTCTGTGTTAACGCAGGGTACCCAGCTGTACGCGCTAATCCGCGGTGTTATTCATGAGATCGAATGCATAACCAATTTTAATCCCGGTGCAAACCCGGCAGATCAAATTGAAGATACATGCCTTAGCGAGCGTAATAGCCGGACGTATAAAAAAGGGCTTCGCACTCCCGGGCAGGCTTCAGTAACAATTAATGCCGATCCAGTGAATGACTCGCATTATCTGATGTGGCAACTGGCGGAGCTGGATGAATACCAGGATGAACTGATCCACTGGGCTATTGGTTGGTCTGATGGTGAATCGGTGCCTACAGTCTCTGCTGGTGAGATGGTTCTGCCAACTGACCGTACCTGGTATACCTTCCGCGCGTATGTTAGCGATTTTCCGTTCGACTTCCAGGGTAATACAGTGGTGTCTACCGCAGCCGCGATGCAGCGTAGCGGCCCAGGCCTCTGGGTACGTAAAGTCCAGCCAGGCAGTTAAGACCAGATACCCCGGCCGAATCCGGGGTTTTGCTCCACAGCATTTCACCGCGCACTCACCGCGCATACCAACCCCGAGACCATTCACAAAAGCGACCTCTGAGAACGCCATCGCAGCATGGTGCGCTCGGGTATGGCCGTTCTGGTGAGCAGAGGTCTCTTTTTTGAAAGGTACTCACCATGCAATATCCAACCGTATCAGTAAACGGCGTTTCCGTTCGTGTCGACGATGAAGGGCGCTATAGCCTTAATGATCTCCACGCAGCAGCCGTAGCAAACGGCGAGGCGACGGAGTCTCAGCGACCAAGCGTGTTCCTCCGTAGCGCACAGGTTAAACGCTTTATTAAGGCTCTACAGTCCAAAGCACTAAAAAGTGCTTCGGAACAAAATCAACCACTTAAGGTTACTAAGGGTGGCGATAGTACCGGTGCGTGGGGTGTCGAACTGCTTGCCATTCGCTATGCAGCATGGATTAAGCCCGAGTTCGAAATCGAAGTGTATGAGGTATTTCGGACGGTTGTTCGTATGGGGATCGGCGCCATGTCCCGCCTGAACAAAATCGAACATATCATCAATACAGAAACGAAGGTGATCAGCCAGTGTGCCAGTCAGATGGCGAAATGGGGGGTTGGCGGTCGCAAGCGGCTACTTCACGCGGCACGGGAGCGGGCCGCTGATGAAGTACAGCTCTATTTGCCTGGTATCGCATAAGTTTGGAATAGCCCACCCGCGTGGGCTTTCATTAAAAGGAGACAACATGCAACTCACGCTTGATACTTTGAAAGAAACCGGTGCTTTTACCGGGCGTCCCGTAGAGAAAGAAATTAAGTGGAAAGGCCGTGACGGGAAAGAGCATATCGCAACCGTCTATGTGCGCCCGATGGGATACCACACCACAAAAGCTGAACTGCTGGCGTACAACGGGAAATCGGACCCGATTGCTGAGCGCATTGCGGCGCATATTTGCGATCAAGATGGTTCTGCGGTGTTTACCGCGGCTGACATTCTTGGGACCGCTACCCCGGAGCGTGGGGCGCTGGACGGCCCGATCGTTATGGCCCTTCTGGCTGCAATTCATGATGTAAACGAACTGGGAAAGACTACGAGCTAACCGGCGAGGATGAATTCTGGTGCGAACTGGTGATGAACGGCATCGGTGGCCGCACCATCGCAGAGGCTCAGGAGCGGATGAGTCGCAGGGAATTTCTGGTTTGGCTCAAGTACCGTGAGAAGTACGGACCGCTCAATATCATGATGCGTACCGAGTGGGGGGCTTCGCTGGTGGCATCTGTCCTGGCTAACATCAATAAGGCAAAGAACACGCCGCCGTTCAAGGTAAGTGACTTTGCACCGCACATCAACGAAGCGCCATTATCTCTGGAAGAGGCCATGAAATCCTGGGACTAATTATTGTTTTTGCCTTTAAAAAAATCCTGCTACCCTTTTGGTAACTATTATCACGAGGGAATGATATGAAGAGTTCAGGGCAGTTGTTATCGCTGGCAGGTATAATTCTCGCGGTGTACTCATTGTTCTTTATGGATGTGAGTGTTGAGGTTGGCGATGGTACAAGAGTTAATAATATTGGGCTAATGGCTCAACAGCAAAACTATTTATTAGTTGCGGTTGTTCTTTTTCTTGCTGGTATCTTTATTTCATTCTCAGGGAGAAAGAAGTCATTACAAGAGGTAGATTTCACTAAAATAGAATCTTTCTCATCAGATGACTTTGTTTCTTTGAAAGATGGTGAACCATGTCTTAATATCTTGGCTGTAGACAATCTTGCAATGATGTTTTTAAAAAAACATGGTTCAAGTAGTGTTAATGATATCCTTTTTATGAATATGCCTTTAATCGATAGGTTAGAACAAGGTCTCCCTGAACCACTAAGGAAAGATTTTAAATCTACCCTTAAAAGGAGGTTAAAGGACAATTGTTAAAATAACGCCCGCTAAAAGCGGGCTTTTTTTCACTTGGAGAATTTATGGCTGGCAAGTCACTGGGAACTCTGACTATCGACTTGGTTGCAAAAGTTGGTGGATTTGTTTCAGGGATGGATAAAGCTGAGCGTGCATCAGCCAAGTGGAGCAAGCAGGTACAAGATGATGTGGCAAAATCCAGTGCTGCACTAGCAGGTATAGGGGCAGCAGCTATTGCAGCTGGGCTGGCTGTTGGCGCATCCGGATTTCAATTACTGAAATCAACATCCAGGCAAATAGCAGAAACTGACCGCTGGGCTAAATCATTACAATTATCTACCCAGGAACTTCTTGCTTGGCAGTTTGCAGCTGAAAAGGCTGGTGTCTCCGGTGACCAAATGGCTGATATCTTCAAGGATATTGGTGATAAGATTGGTGACGCGGTATTAAATAAATCAGGTGAAGCTGTTGATGCGCTCAACGCTCTTGGATTATCTGCGGAAAAACTATCAAAAGTCAGTCCAGATAAACAATTGCTCGCTATCGGTGAATCTTTGGAGAAAATTAGTACTAATGCCGAGAAGACCACCATTCTTGAAAGTTTGGGTAACGACCTTTCAAAATTACTTCCTTTGTTTGATAACAACAACCAAAAACTCAAACAGTTTATTGACCTTGCTAAAGATTATGGTGTTGCTCCTGATCCATCCTCTATTGATGATTTAGTAAAGGTTAATCAACTTTTTGAAGATATGGAGGCTCAGGTTGCAGGGCTCAAAATTGAGATTGCAGCCGGATTGGCAAAAGTTGATCTAACTCCTTTGCAGGGCTCACTTGATAAGCTTCATGACGTACTGACTGACCCCTTGGTTCTTCAAGGTATTTCTGATCTTGTATCGGAAGTCGCTCAACTTGCTGGATGGCTTGTAAAAGCAGCTGCAGGTGCGGGCCAACTAGCAGCCAGCACAGGAAACCGTTTTGCGGCACTTAGTGGCAAGATCGACCTAACAAATATAGACCAAGTTAATGAACGTATTGAATACCTGCAAAAAATCCTTGAAGGAAAAAAAGGTTTTTACTCTCAAAGTGAGTCTATGTTTGGTTGGATTACAGGGGTAGATGACAGCGCGAAAGCACTAAATGATGAACTGCTATCTCTTATAGAAACAAGAGATAAATTTTCTAAAGCTAGTAAATCGGTGCTACCCCTTCAGGTAGCCACTGTGGGAACGGACAACCCATTTTCTTTACCTCCTGGTGGTACGAACGGAAAACCTGTTAAAACACCAACAAGTAAAACAGAAAATGCTTTTAACAGTAGATTGCTTGATCTACAAAAACAAGCTGCCCTTATTGAAACTACTGGTAAAAAAACAGCTGAGGTTACCGAGCTCGAAAAAATAAATTTTGATATTACCAGTGGCAATCTTAAAAAATTGTCAGAAGCTCAAAAAGAACAGCTTCGCACTGCTGCAAAAGCCCTGGATTCTAAAAAGGAAGAGCTTAGGCTTAATCAGGAAAATGCCCGGGTTGCGGAATATGTTTCCGGCTTAGAAAGGCAGAATAAGTTAGTGCAGCAAGGATTTGATAATGAAATTGTTGGCCGTTATTCTGGTGGTCGTGAGCGATCACGCATGCAGGATAATAATGATATACAGCAGGATTTTGCATATCAACAGGATGATCTTTTAAACCAGCTCCAATCTGGAGATATAGACCAAAGTCTTTACGATAAAAAGAAAGAAGCATTACAGAACTCTCTTGATGAGAGGCTTAAAATACAGGATGAATATTACAAGAAGCAGGATGAGTTACAAAATGATGGTGCTGCTGGTTTTATATCAGGGCTAGCAACGCAAATAGAAGCATCAATGGATTTATACACCAACATGCAGCAGGTTGGTGCACAGGCATTTAGCAGCTTAACGGATATGATTATTGACTGGGCAGAAACCGGAAAGTTAAATGTTAAAGATTTTGCTTCGACATTTCTGCAATCTGTTGGTAGCACGCTTCTTTCTTACGCTGCTGCCCAAGTTGCAATGGCGGGTTTGCAGGCCTTTACAGCAATGATCGGCGTGCCCTTTGTTGGACCCGAAATAGCAGGACCGGCAGCAATAGCCGCAACTGCGGCTGCTGGAGTACTGGCGATAGGCGTTGGTACAGCCCTTCAGGGCCAGGCTCACGACGGTATCGACTCTGTGCCCGAAACAGGAACCTGGCTCCTGCAGAAAGGTGAGCGCGTTACGACTGCTAAAACCAGCGCCAAACTGGATGCCACTCTGGATCGAGTTGCAAATCAGTCAACAGGCGGCGGCGCGATTTATTCGCCCACAATCAATATCCCCATCAATGGTAACCCTTCCGATGCAACGTTGGCGCTGGTCCGTAAAGCTGCAGATGAGGGGGCAGAAAGGGGATACCGGAAGGCGGTTAACTCAGTCGCAAGCGGTCAGGGTGATTTGCATAAGGCTCTGATGGGGAAAACGACCTCTGGGAGGAAAATTAGCTGATGGCTATCACCACAACGCTTTATTACCCCTCCGCTTACCTGCCTGGACCGCTTAAAGAGAGTTTTGGTTTAACTCCTGTATCTCCTCTGAAACGGACTCAGATGGTAACTGGCCGGGCACGGCAGCGGCGTGCCTACACCTCTACACCAACCCAAACTGATCTGGCCTGGCTTTTTTCTGACGCCCAGGCCCAGGCTTTTGAGGCGTGGTTTCGGGATGAGTTATCAGATGGGGCGGCGTGGTTCAACATACCGTTATTAACGCCTGTAGGGCTGAAAAATTACGTATGTCGTTTCACGGATATTTATAAAGGTCCCACGCCAGAAGGCGGATTTTACTGGAGATATACCGCGCCAGTAGAACTCTGGGAGCGCCCATTGCCGCCGTCTGGATGGGGGCATTACCCGGAATGGATAGTCGGAAGTTCGTTGCTTGATATCGCCCTGAATAAGGAGTGGCCGAAGCATGACGCAGATTAAACGCCTCTACGCCAGCAGCGGCCCGGAGGTGATCATTGAAACGCTGCAGATCACCGTTGGCTCAGATATTCACTACCTGTGTCAGGGCTACGAGGATATTACGGCGACGACGGAGAACGGCGATACCGTAACGTTTTCAGCCTGTGCGATAGACATTGCGCTGCCGGCGCGCAATGCGGACGGCACGCAGGACCTCAAATTTGCCCTGTGCAATATCGATGGTGTTGTGTCCACGGCGATCCGCTATGCCCTGGCTAACAGATTGCCTGCATGGCTGACGTACCGGAGTTATATCTCCACGGATTTAGCAGCGCCTGCGGAAGTGCCGTATACGCTGAAAATCAAGTCGGGCTCCTGGACGGCGACAGAGGTGCAGATCACCGCGGGCTATATGAATATTCTTGATACAGCCTGGCCACGTAACCGCTACACACTTAATAATTTTCCCGCTCTGCGTTACATGAGTTGAGGTTTCTCCATGTTTAATCCTGATAAATACCGTTCAGTCACCTGGCTGAAGGGCGGTCGCTTTTTTCCCAAACTCGACTGTTTTGGCATTGTGAACGAGATACGCCGCGATTTGGGCTTACCTCTCTGGCCCGATTTTGCAGGGGTCACGAAAGACGACGGCGGCCTCGACCGGGAAGCACACCGAATGATGCTTACCCTTGAGCGCTGCGAACCCTGCGAAGGGGCCGGGGTGGCCTGTTATTCCGGGTCGACTGTCACCCACGTAGGGATCGTGGTCAGTATCGGTGGTCTGTTGCATGTGGCGGAATGCAACCCGGGTACGAACGTCACCTTTCTGCCGTTGCCGCGGTTTAAGCGCCGATTTGTCAAAGTGGAGTTCTGGCAATGACCATTCGTTTTTACCCGTCCCGGCTTCCCGGTGAACCACTCGAAACGCATGAGCATGGTGTAACCAGTATTCGCAGCTGGCTGGTGGCAAATGTTGAAGGCTACGAGGATCGGGATGTCCCACCGCTGACCGTTGAGGTTGAAGGTCAGTCAATTCCGCCAGGCGAGTGGGCTAAGTATGTGATTCGCCCTGATAGTGATGTCAGGCTTTATCCGGTTCCCTTCGGGCTGGAGGCCGCCACAATCGCGTGGATCGGCGTCGGTATCTCCGTTGCCGCAGCAGCCTATTCGCTGTTTATGATGAGCACCATCGATACGGGCGGCTATACCTCATCCACAGGGCGGAGTCTCGACCTTAACCCGGCAAAGGCGAATTCCGCAAAGCTCGGTGATGCCATTCGTGAGGTATTTGGCCGGGTGCGTATCTACCCTGATTATGTGGTGCAGCCGGTTACACGGTTTGATGCCGCCGATCCTACGAAAATGCGCGTCCAGATGCTGCTGTGTCTCGGTGTCGGTGATTTGATTTATACCAATGGCGATATCAGGGTTGGCAGTACGCCAGCTTCAACGCTACCTGGATTTAGCAGCACCCATTACCCGCCAGGCGCGGACGTTTCCGGTGATGAGCGCAGCGAAAACTGGGTCAACTCCACCGAAGTGGGCGGGACGTCATCCGGCACCGGGCTGGATATGGCCCAGACGTCGCCGGACGCAGACGACATTATCGCAGACAGCATGACCGTCTCCGGTTCGAGCGTAACGTTTACCGGGCTGGATACGGATGATGATGACGATAATGACGAGAACGATAACGCACTGCCGCCCAGTTGGGTCACTGGTGCCGTGGTCGAACTGAAAGCCCCGGCGAACTACCAGATCACTTCGGCGGCTGGATACAGTGTTATCGCAAGCCCGCTGCTGACGGAGATCGCGCCGGTAGTAGGTATGCCGGTAACCCTGGGGTTTAACTCAGTCGATTACGATCTGTTTATCGCGTCATATACCCCCGGTCAGGCTGCAGTGCCTGGCACTGGGGGGAGTGCGGCAAAACTCCAGGCCAGTGCGGCCCCGACCACCTACGATTTTTCGACCAGCTCCAGCACGTTCACGATCACCTGGCAGGGGGTTACCTACCCGGTGTCGCTGGTGGCTAACTACGTCTCGATGTCGGGACTGCTGGCGGCCATCACCGAGGGACTCACCGGCTCCGGCCTGGTTGCGCAGGACAACGGCGGCACCGTACTGATAACCGAGGCGGCCAGTCCGTTCGCGGGTGGGGCGATCACGTCCTCTTCGCTGCCTGCAGCTGTTTTCGGTGATGCCCCGGTTTACACCTCCGGCACGGCATCAACTGGCGGCAGCCCGGCGGTAACGGCGAATGTGACACTCGCCTATAACAGCGCCACGGGCACCGCATTCTCCGGGATGCCGGAGGGGGTGCAGCGGCTTTCACTTGCCCACCGAGGCAATGAATACCAGATCGCCTCTGCCGACGGCACAACGGCGACGGTGGTGCGCCTGGTTAACGGTGCCGTTGATGAGTCATGGCCGGGATTCACCGCCCGGACGATGATCGACTATGAGGCCACTGGTCTTAACGACACACTGAGCTGGCTGGGGCCATTCCTGGTTTGCCCTGAAAATGAGACCGTCGATATGTTCGAGGTGAATTTCTCCTTCCCGAACGGCATCTGTGGCTTTGACAGCAAGGGGAAAAAGCGGCTTCGGCATGTTGAGTGGGAGATTCAGTATCGCGTCTACGGTTCCGGATCGGGGTGGGTGAGTCACCAGGGCGAGTATGCGCTTAAAAACGTCAACGGGCTGGGATTCACTGAGCGGATCACCCTCAGCTCACCAGGGCTGGTAGAGGTTCGCTGCCGTCGGCGCAATGAGCAGGGTTCAAACAACGCGCGAGACAGTATGTACTGGCAGGCGCTGCGCGGGCGACTGCTGACGCGCCCTTCATCCTATCCCGGCGTGTCGCTGATGGCGGTGACCGTTGAGACGGGCGGGAAGCTGGCGGCGCAGTCAGACCGTCGCGTTAACGTTGTGGCCACGCGCGCCTATGACTCAGGAACGGCCAGAACCATTTCGGGGGCGCTGCTGCATGTTGGGAACTCGCTGGGGCTGGAGATGGATGCCGACACCATCAACGCGCTGGAGTCTGCGTACTGGACGCCACGGGGAGAGTATTTCGATTTCGCTACCGGCGACAGTATCTCAGCGCTGGAAATGCTGCAGAAGATAGCCAGTGCTGGCAAGTCCCGCTTCCTGTTAAGCGATGGCCTGGCGACGGTCAACCGTGAGGGGATTAAGCCATGGACCGGTGTGATCACTCCGCATGAGATGGTGGAGGAGCTGCAGAGCGGATTTACCGTGCCCTCAGATGATGATTTTGATGGTGTCGACGTGACGTACATCAACGGGACTACCTGGGCAGAGGAGACCGTTAAATGCCGGACGCCGGACAATCCGACGCCAGTGAAAATCGAGAATTATAAACTCGATGGGGTACTCAATCAGGACCACGCCTATCAGATCGGCATGCGTCGCCTGATGAAATACCTGCTGCAGCGGGTGACGTTCCAGACCACCACCGAGCTGGACGCGCTGTGCTACAACACGGGCGATCGCATTGTGCTCACGGATGATATTCCGGGTAACAACACGATTTCCTGTCTGGTGGAGGCGATGACAACGGCTGGTGGCGTGACAACGTTCACCGTTACGGAGCCGCTGGACTGGTCTTTCGAAAACCCCCGCGCGCTGATCCGCTATCAGGATGGCTCTGCATCCGGGCTGATGGTGGCGAGCAGGGTGGGCGATTTTCAGCTGTCAGTCCCGCACCTGAGCGAGTTTGATGACCCGATGAAGGTTGACCTGTCATCGGCAACCATCGAGCCGATCCGCCTGGTGTTCTGCGGCTCAACGCGCCACGTCTACGACGCCATTGTAGAGGAGATCGCTCCGCAGTCTGACGGAACCTGCCAGGTCACCGCAAAAGAATACCTCGAATCGTTCTATGCCTACGACGACGCCACATACCCCGGCGACGTCGCGTAATACCCCATAACAACCCCTAATTAACTCTTTTCGCTCAAACCCTCGTTTGGGCGAAGCCTCTTTTTGGAGCAAAAAAACATGGCCGAACTTAACCCGCCACTGGGCACGACGACGCCGGAAATATTCATGGACAACGTTAAGCGAGCTGACGAACTGGTTAACGGTCCGTCAGGAACGGTTAACGACCGTGGCGGGGAACCGCTCGATACCTGGCGTCAGATGATGGCGAAAAACGATGAGGTCAGGCAGAACCTGATCCCACTCAGTAAGCAGTACATGACGCTTGAGGCTGCTCAGGCGGATATCATGAATATCCCAGATGGCAGCACTACCTACGTGCGCAGCGCAGACGGTAGTTCACTGGCTGATGAGTATATCAACAACGGCGGGATGCTGGAGGCTACAGGGCGGATGATGCCATCTCAGGCCGCGGTTGACGATGCACTCGCGGGCGTCGCGGCACTGAATCTGCTCATTGCTGACAGCTATCTACCTCAGGGATACTCTGGCGCTATTACTGACCAGGAGGGAAACGCTGCAGCACTGATTAACGACGGTGGGGGCTTTGAAATACCTGAGTTAATCGTCGGTGATTCTTCATCTGCAGGTGAGGATATGCCCGGGTATGTAGAGGCTCACACCGACGAGGAGGGCAATCTGGTGCTGGGTATTCGCGATTCTGGTGTGGTTGAGACTCCGGATTTGCTGGCCGGCAGTATCAATATCTCGAAAGATGATCTCCCTGACTGGAGCGTGGCATTCACCGACGAGAAAAATAACGTTGCGCTGGGCATCAGAACGGGAGGCGAGGTAGAGGCGCCAGAATTGCTGACTGCCGAGGTCAACTTAAAAAAAACAGAGACACCGGGCTGGGAGATTGCCTGGACAGATGAAAACGGCAATATAGCGATGGGTATCAGGGATGATGGCTCCGTTTATCCAGAACCTGAGAATAATGGCATTGTAGAGTTTACCGCTGCCGACACAGATGTTATTGCCATCCTCGGTGACAGCTATACAGATAGCCTGTTTACGCTGAAGGACAAGAGCTATATCAGCAAACTGTCCTCATTGCTGGATTACCGGTTCAAGAATTTTGGCGTTTCAGGAAATACCGCCCCGGCCATAAACCAGCGTCTGGTCAATCATTCTGTTTATTTTGATGGTAAGACATTCGCGCAAATGAATGCTAAATACGCCATCATCATGACCTATGCAAATGATGCCGCAAAATATATCGCCCAGAGTATGGAATACTATGCATATAACATGAGCCGTTTAATCGACTCCGTTATGGCGTATGGCGCGATACCCATAGTCGTCGCTGAGTGGAATATCACAAATCAGGCTGCGGCACAGCTTAAAGCTATCTGTGAAAGCCGGGGAATAAAATACATATTCAACGGCAGTCTGATGAAAGAAGTGGGGAATCTGGTTGTCAGTCCGTTCCATCAGGGGCACCCCTGCACCCGGACAAATGGTGTTATATGGGTGTCGATGCATGAGGAACTAAAGCGCCTTCTCCCGGCTAACCGTTCAATAAAAATCTACCGCCAGAGGCCGACATTCTCACCCTCATCCGACGCAGATATGCTTTTCTCTGACCGTATCGACTTGCTGAAAAAATGGAAGGAAATCGGGGTTCCTCACCGCTCATTACCAGACAATATTGCACAGTACTTTGAAGAGATGAACGGTCGGGGTGATGTTCGTGAATGGACGTTCAGACCTGACGAATATGACCAGTTGGGTGCCGCAGGCGTTGCATTTACTGACCGTCTTCTGGTTAATGTCACGTATCCGAACGGGGCGGCAGGATTAAGCCAGGCAGGATTCATTCTTGAGTGTTCTGGCGCTGTCGATATTTATATCCGAAATATGCTCGATGTAGCCTCTAATATCGGTGACGCGGTAAATGCTGACTATCTGGCGAAATACAAAAATCCACCAGGCGCATGGAAAAAAGTGGGTTCTGGTTCCGGGGAATATATTTTCTCTGATGCGCTGGAGATGATCATGTCAGGCCGCCAGATACAGGTCATGCTGAAATCCACAGCGGGTAGTCTGATGAATATCAGGGCCAGATATGCAGAAAAATATCAATCCGCAGCGTGGCCCGCGCTTCCCAGCTACACCCCTGTGTCAGTTCTGCATGGCGAAACCTTTGAGAGCATGGCGACATGGAACGTGAGCGGAGTGACCAGTATTATTCCGCTGGACCAGGTTAACACCCCACGAAACCTGGCATACAACGGACCTCTGGCAACGGTAGCCTCGTTGATGACGGGCTCGGTGATGAAGAAGACGATTGGCATCACGTCGCCTGCAGACCGGGACATAACACAACCCCTCACTCTACAGGTTGAGTTGTGGGGGCGCTATTTCCCGAAAGCCTATCTGGATAACAGTATTTACAACCTCGATCCCGAACAGGTTGTTGATTCGTCTCAGCCAGGAAACACCTTCCCGGTAGCCAGCCCGATCACCAGTGATACCTGTGATTTCCGCACAGTCACGTTACGGAGCGCATTCGGGGCATCAATGAACCTGCCAAACACCATCGCGCAGAGGGATTTCACCGGGCTGTTCTGGAAGCCGATGCGCTTCATTCTTGAAATACCACCATACGAAACCGTTTCACAAATCACGCTGGAGATAACGTCAGACTCTGACTATATCCAGCTCGCCAAAATTTTTATAAAGGAAGTTAAATAATGGGTACTCGTATTATTGCTGTCGGCGCTGACTGGTCCGGAAAAGGGAAGCCAAATATTTTTCCGTTCGTTTCACTCTCAGATGCGGATTTCGCCTACGATTTTCGCCCGCGCACCACGAAATATAATGACCTGACAAAGAAAACCACCATCAGTTTAATGCGGGGTACACTGTCTCCAGGTAATGCATCCATCGCTTTCAGCACTGATAATACGGTTGGCCTGGTGAGCGCCGACGGTCAGGGACTGACGATTGATAATCTCGGGGCGGCATTTATTTCCAGCATTCCTAAAGCGCTGGCGCTGGATGGCAGTGTAAAACTGACCGCGTACGTAGTCGGTGGGTATAGTGGGCTGGCGTTCCCGGCAGGGTCACAGTATCCGGGCTCACCGGGGCAGACTCCGCAAATCTGTAATCTGTTTGATTACGGCAACCGGGTATTGAAAGACCGCGGATTCACTATTGAAAGCGATGGCTATGCCAGCAACAGCTCTGCGCAATTTGGCGGGCGCGTAAACTCGTACAATCCCAGCGTAGGCAGCCAGCTGGTAGGCACAACCCGAACAGCCAAATGTGCAATATTCCTGACGTTTGATGGTACAAATTTCACTGTTTACAATGCCACCACAGGGTTTACAGAGACAAAAACGGTCACAGAGTTAGGGATTACAGCCGCGTTGCCAGTATCCGCCAGCATTGCGCCGGGGATTGGCATTGGCGCAACAGGAACGGCATCCAACGCAGCGCTGTCCCCGACAATCTATCAGATTGCGCAGTGGAGCCGGGTTCTCTCAAAAACTGAGATGGATGAGCAGTACAGCAAAACCCGGTCAGCATTTTCGGGAGTCGGAATCTGAGTCGTTTATGCGGCTGTCGTGAAAATTGACAGCCCGGGAAAGAAAGTAGTCATTCCCGTCATTAATGGCGGGAGTTAAACATTTTAATTAAAAAATTGTTGTTTGGCATTATCCAGCATGAGCTTCAGTAGGTCATTATCATTTTTTGCCCAAAAAATACGCTGATTATCACCTTCCCATAAATACCTTGTTCGTAGTTCATACTCAAGAATAGATGGATATGATTTTATCTGAACCAGGGCCCTTTCTTTTTTGGTGGATATTATTTTTTGGTAAAATAATATTACTGTACAGCTAAAACCTTCAGAAGAGAACAAAACTGCCAGTTTTTGCAATTTTTTTCTTGTTTCTTCCATGTTTGAATTTTCTGAGAATCTATGGTGGTAAAGAAAAATAACATTCCTCCTTCCAATCTCCGAAGTCATTCTTTGTATTCTTCGTAGTAGAGTTCTCTTTAATTCTGGTTCCTTTATCCAGTCATGATGTGTGAATTCAAAACCATTTATATGCATATTATGGAAGTGTGTGCTACATTTATTGTATATAGTACTTCGGAGTACTTTTTCCCCTGATACATATCCATATTCAGTATTTGATTCTACCAATAACCCCTGGTAGTTATCCAAGTGCATTTGTAATATATAATCAATGTTAGATCTTCCAGAAGAAAAAGGAGAACTATAGCTCTTAAGATAAAATCTTTGCAAAATGTCATCAGGCAGACAGTTTTCTCCCAAAGAAAGCCATACCGTTCCGTCAACTTGGTTCTTTTTGCAGCGATATACAGTGGTTTTATGGATTATATTTTTTATTTTTTGTTTTAAAATTGCAATCATTTCTTATCCATTGTGATTAACATTTATAAATATTATATTTTTTGCATTTTGTCTTATTTTTCCTTATTTGGCAGGTTGCGCTTACAGAAATGTGATATTGATCACGTATTAAAACCCAACTCTGCGGGGCGGTTGCAGGGAAGGTGAGGCGCTGGACGATGTGGTAGTGATCGGTGTGGTCACCGAATGCTGGGGAAAGGAGCAACGAGGCAGCAGGTGGCCGACGTGATCGGGGTCGGAGTGAAGACGGTTTACAAATATTTGCCAGTACAATACGGCGATAAAAAATCCCCTTGAGCAGGCACACTCAAGGGGAAAATACTACATAACATCATTGCTGTGTGCGTCTTTGCGCTCGTCTATCTTCCAGGAATATGCCTAAAGCTTCCAGATATTTCTGGTCTGAGCAGTTAAATCATGGGGTTGGTGGCCGATGTGATAGGAGGGGGAAAGATGATTTATAAATATTTCCCGGATAGCACACCGCATGAACCAGGATGAGGATTTGGTGTAGAATCCCACCCGTTAGCAGTATGCAAGAGTTACTGGGTGGGACTGGGCACAGTCAGGGGAGCATTATCTGCGATGATAATTATTTTTTGTTTTTCTGCAACTTATCGAATTTCTCATGCAGCGTTTTCGGAAATAGCTCAGTGTAAACCTGCCACAAGATATTAAGCGAACGATGGCCAGTGACCTGAGCCACTTCCTCAATGCTGAATCCCGCCTCAAACAGACGGCTTGCTCCTTCGCGGCGTAGGTCGTGATACCTCAAATCCTCAATTCCTAATTCGTCACGAACGCGCCGATACATGGCAGTTATGCTTTTGGGATTGAACGGGAACACCCGTGCGTCAACCCGGGGCTGCAATTTCAGTATTCTCCAGGCATCTCCAAGTAAGGGAACTAACATATGGTTGCCAACCTTTTTTCTGGGATCCTTTCTATCTCTGACGATAACTGAACGTTGAATTTCGTCTACATCATCCCAGAGGAGACGACAAACCTCGCCAACCCTCATGCATGTAAGTATGGAAAACATAAATATTTGGTGTAATGGCGCCCCGGTGTATGCCGTTTCGGCCTTAACTTTAAGAACTTCATATAGTTGATCAACCTCAGAAGCACTTGCTCGGCGACTGCGGCGCTGTGATGGGCCTGTGATTCTCATGTTTCTCAGCCAAACTTTAGCGTCAGATAATTCGTTCAAATTAGCACTGGCGCCGAAAAGAGGTCGTGCCGCTTCAAGCGCAACACTTAAATATGATACGTCCTGAGAGATAGTGGAAGGTGCAAGCCCTTGTGCTTTCCTGGTCTGGCAGTGCTCGATGATATGTTTTGAAGTCAACTCCGTGAGTTTAATGTCTGCCAGAAAAGAGCGGCCAAGGGTGCGGAGTGAGCTTCTTTTCGAAGCGCCGATTGTAATGTTTGGGTGATTTTCATACTGAGTCAACAGATCACCAATAGTTACAACAGAGTTTGCTTTCGTCGGTTTTTCTGACTCGGGAATACCGTGCTCTTCAATGTATGCCACACGTTTAGCACCCCATGATTTCGCAAGGGTATTTTTGGGGAAGGTTTTGTTCTCTCGGTGGACGTACTTACCATTTTGTTTAACGGCTACAGTACAGCGATAACGAGCAGTGCCATCACTGCGCAATCTTTTCTCAATGGTGAAAAAAGCCATATCCAAACCTTCAACTGTGGGGTGCTGTGTGGGGTGCTGATAACAACATAATGGGTTAAAACGGGAGAAAATAGACTAAAATATAACTGTCTTAATATCCAGTTATATTTTATATGATAATGATTTTATTATATATATTTCAATGGTGTGAACTTGTGGCTACGATTGAACATCGCCACGAACTGCGCCAGCGGGAAGACCATCACGATAAACCCGGCCATCTCTTTCATCGGCTCAATCATCAACTGCGGCAGGTCGGCCTGGCGGCGAATTTTGCCGGTGGCGATGCCGTATGCCAGCGACACGACAAAGAAGAAAAAGATAATTAGCGGCACGATGCCTTTGATAAACGGCGAGGGCATGACCGTATGCTGAACCGGATCGCGAAGAATACCGTTTTCGGGGACCACCATCAGGGCGATGACCGCCACGAATACCAGCGTCGCCACGCCGGCGATGCGCAGGCCGAACCGCTCCCCGGGCGTCAGCGTCTGCAGCTTTTCATCACGACTGCCTTGCCACTGGCCCAGCCGCGGCTCGACCAGCTTATCGGTGATCAGTCCGCCGACGAGCGTCAGAACGATCACCGAGGTCGCCATAAAGTACCAGTTGTCGATCACGCTGACGTGCAAAGAGGCATCGATGGACTTTGCCGCCTCGGTGCTGATCCCGGAGAGCAGCACGTCGGTGGTGACAATCAGTAGATTGGCGGTAAAGCCGCAGCCCACGCCGGCTATCGCCGCCAGCAGACCAGCGACAGGATGCCGACCGACGGCAAGAAACATCAGCGCTCCCAGCGGCGGCATAATCACCAGCGCCGCATCGGAAGAGATATGGCTGAAAAAGGCGATAAACAGCACCATATAGCTGGCATAGCGGGCGCTGACGTGCGAGGCCATCTTGACCATCAACGCCGGTAACAGGCCCACCCGCTCGGCAAAGCCGGCGCCCAGCACCAGGGCGAGGATCGCCCCCAGCGGCGCGAAACCGCTGAAGTTTTTAATCACGTTCGGCAAAAACCAGTGCAATCCTTCCACGCTGAGCAGGTTTTTGACCACCACCCGCGAACCGTCAGTTGGGTTTTGTACCCCAACGTTGAGGGCGGAGAGGATTGCCGTGGCAGCGATCAGCACGGCGATGAGATAGATAAACAGCAAAAACGGGTGCGGGACCTTGTTACCGATCTTCTCTACCCAGCCATAGCGCTTTCCGCCGGGGGAAGATGACGGTATGGATGACATACTCAT